TCTGTTCATTTGGTCCATATTGGCCCTAACACTATCCATTACTTGTTTAGTATTACCACCAATACTTCTAACATAGTTGACAGAATCTTCTAATTGTTTACCTACTTGTTCAATACCAACACCAACATTTAAAAAGGCCTCTGAAATTTCACCAACACTGGCTCCTAATACTTTAGAAGCTGCAAAAAGTTTTTCAACGTCTTCAGCATTTTCTACAACATTTCTTCTTGAGGCTAACGCAATTTGTTGAATTGATTCTCCAACATCCCCAAGATTACCACCTAATCGCGCAATACCTGGTAATGAATCAACAAGTTCGGTTTTTAATTCAACAATCCTTTGTCTACTTTGACCAAATAAATTATTGACCTCACGAGCTACGGAACTTACTCTCTCAAATGTTTCTGCAAATTCTTGAGCGTTAGGTAATTTTACCGCGTTTTTTAATTCTTCACCCATTTGACCCGAATTCTGATTGTTAGTATCTGCCATATTGTTTTGTACTTGTTACTATATAAATACAAAAGGACTGAGTTTTCAGTCCTTTTTATTATCTTCAATCCATTTATCTAAAAGATACTTTCTTGTGAACAACGGCATTATTAAAAAATCTTGATAACTTATCTTTAATAATGTGTTTAAGTAGTAGAACTCGTCTAACTGACTTTTTCTATAATCAGAAGAAAGGACGAAAAAAGTCGACCCCGAAACCTACATTAACTGTAAGTCTTTCTCCTGATGGGGTCATAACAATTCGTTTCATATCCAACCTTGGTTCATTATCTTCCATAAATTTTCTTATGAATTTTGAATCCGCAATTGGCATTGATTCTATAAATTTGGCGATTTCGCCTTTATCGGTAGACCCGTTTGTCTCAATAATTTCTTTTTGTAATCTCAAAGTAACTTTAGGAACTACTCTTCCCGCAGGATATGAATCCGCAGCTCTTTGATTTTCTAAGATTTCACCGTAAGTCATTGGTTTTAACTTAACAGTTGTTTGAGATTTTGGTAACGTCGTTGTAAATGTTCCGTCTTCGTTAGGTTGTTGACCTTGTAGAATAGTTAATTGGTCAAGTAGTACTGTTGTTTTGAAAGGTTTTCTTGTTGATGGGTCTGTCAATGTAAGTTCCATTTCAGGTCCAAACGCGGTGTTCCTTAAGAAAATTAAGACCGCCTCAACATCACCTTCCAACATGTCCTCAACACGTAAGTCTGGTTCGTAAATCTTTGTTCTTAAAAGATTTGGTGTCATATCGTCACCACCCGCCATTAATAAGTTCTCATCAGTTGCTGTCAGATACCCGACTTTAATTGATTTCTTTTTGTTTTTGTAGAATATACCTTGAGATGGTAATGGTACCACGTCATGGGGAAGCGAAAAGTTCGCTTGACCGTATTCTCTTGATTGATTATCCATATAAAAAATTAACCGTAAAGTTTATGTGCTTTACGGTTAAATATAATTGTTCTAAATTTTTTATAAATAGTATTAGTAAACTAACACACATCTGTCCATTCTCAGAGTTGCGGCAATTGTCGCTAAACCATCTGTGTTGTAAGCCAACGCATTAAAGTTAACATCTGTTAAGAATGTACCATACATAATCCATTTCTCAACAACAACACCTGTTGGGTCTAACATCTCAAGGTCAATATCTTTTTTGTACCCTGCAGCATATCCCATACGACCTGTCACTGACTCGGCGTGTAAACGAACCCACTCCATAAGAGCTTGTGCGGCAGACGGTCCAATTGGGTCTCTAAAGACAACGTTAATTGTTTGCCAGTTGAATCTACCTGCAACGTAAGTTGAAGTGTTCAAGAATGGAATTTCAGTCGCAGCAATTGTAATGTGTGGTCTCGAAGTACTTTCTACGAACCATTCATTAATACCTAAACTTGATGGAAACCTTAAAATGAATCGGTTTTGACGTTTCGGTTCATAAGGAATCGGCATTTTCATCAGTAAATCAGCCATATTATTTAAATTTTGTTTCTATGTTTATAACGATAAATATATCCGTTTGAAAAATTTTTCTATTTACTTAAAAAATTAAAAACGGTATTCTTTAACTAGACTTCCTTTTTAAGTCCTCCAGCAGTAGAATATGTTCTTACTATATTATCTGGTTTATCTTTAAAATGTTTTTTCATTACTTCTATGTTCTTAGGGTCATCATCTGAAAAGCCTATAGATGGCTCACTAGGAATAAAGTTATTATTAACATCATTCTTTAAATACGCTCTTTTATTTAAAACTGCTGATAATCCTTTAATATAAGATACAAAATCTTCCATTGCTTGGACCTTCGCCTCTTCAGGATTAACTGCCCCACCCTCATCTCCGAAAGAAACTGGATGGTACTTGTTGAGTTCTAAATAAGTTTTAATTAATTCTTCGTCACTCATCTCATCTTCATCTACAAACGTCCTATATTTTTTAAGGTTTTTAATAAGTTCATCTTTGCTTATCCCATTATAGTCATTTATAATATAATTATAAACCGCTTGTTTTAATGTATTTGGATTGTGACCCCTCGCTGTGATTATGGAAAACACCGAACCGTTATTGATAGCTTCTCTGAAATCATCAAACGCAGGACCTTCTTTTGCCCTCATCGCATCGATTAAGAAATCTTTATCACCCGCAGTTCTGAAATTTCTAAATGAATCCTCAGCAAACCCTACAATTGTCTCACCTTTATATTCAAAAGGTTCTTTACCTAAATGATGTCTGTGTTCTGCGAAGTCATCTGTTGACATACCTACTTCATCACCATCCTCACTTTTAACCATGATTTTTGTCGGCATATGAACAATATTATCATCCCAATCGAATGCGTAATATTTCATATCTGGTGAACCTTCACCTTTAAATCCTTCTGTTAATTTATTTCTCATTTGGCTAAAGGGGGGATTTAGTCCCCCCGTTATTTATTAAATATTTTCGAAAGAAGCTCCTGTCGGAGTAATGAAGAATTCAATGTCGATGAATTCTAACGCTTTCGTTGGTTTTAAGTAGATTTTTCCTACTAATGTGTTTCTGTCTAAGTCTTCAGGTGTTGAAGAAACTGTTACACGGAAATCGTATAAACCTCTGTCTCTTCTGATTGAATCTAAGATTGGGTTAACACTGTCTAAGAATTGTTGTCTAACGATTTGGTCGTTTTGTTCGAACAATAATCTTACAGCTACTGCTGAAATCAACTTACGAGCTTGAAGTAATAATCTTCTTACGTTCAATCTGTTAAGTGCTGAGTCAGCAACTTGTAACGTTTTGTTACCCCAAATTACAGTACCTACATCAGAGAAAGTTGCGATAGGGTTAATTCTACCTTGGTAAAGTGTGTCTCTATCTTCTTGAGTCAATTTAGTTCTCGCTTTGATAGAGTTTACAAGACCTCTTGTGTAACCCGCTGATGCGAACCATGGGAACGCTATGTTATCTGTTAACGCTAAGTTTCTACAAACTTCTCCTGTTGGTGGTAAGTAGATTTGTGTGTTGTTCACAGTATCTCTTACTAAAATCCATGGGTAGTAAGTTGCAGTGTAGTTAGAGTCAATTCCTGTATTATCTAAATTATCAACCGCCTCTTGTGGGTAGATGATATCTAAAGAGTTAGTTCCATCTGGAGTGTACATTAAGTAGTCAGGAGTTGTTGCGATATACACAGAGTCAGCTCTTGAATATTGTACCATATCGATAGCTTCTTCAACAAGGTTTGAGTTGTTAACATAATCAATCGATGAAGTTGCGAACACGTTAATGTTTGTTGCTTCAGGATTACCAAATGTTAATATACCAAGTAAGTAAGCGTAGTAATCGGTGTTAGCAAAATCTTGAGTATTATTAGCGACAACAATTCTCTTGAATAAACCTTGACCCGTTGCTGTTGGATATCTTGTAGAAGCTGATGCTCCCGCTAAATAACCTGATGAACCTAATTGGAATCTATCTTGGTTGGTTCTGAATTCTCTATAAACATCCCATCCGTCAAATCCACCCGCAAAACATAATGTATATTTTCTTGAGTATATGAAGTAATAAGGGTTCTCTTGAGTTTCAGGGTCGAATCTGAAATCCGCAACACCACACTCGAAAGCTGTTTGACCACTTGATAAGTATGAGTTTGCGATTGTAACCACAGTAGCACCTGAGTCCATGTGGAAACCTCTACTTAAATAGTTCCAAGCCTGGCCTTCAATAGGTAATGCTGAGTTAACCCAATTTATAGGGTTTTGTCTACCTTTATAAGTTAAGAATGATTCATCAATACCAAATTGACTTGAGAATCCTAAATAACTTCTTCTAACTATATCTCCCGCGGATTCAGTTGCGTTAGCGGTTGTTCCAAATGGAGGGTTATAAATAACCTCACCTGGGAAATAATATATTGTTTTGAATTGTGGTACTGGTGAAATGTTCGCAGTTGATTCATATTCTCTTTGTATGTATCCGTAGAATCCACAAGGAATAGCATCAATCGGAGCCTCGTCAGCCAATTCAATCATTATAAATTTAGATATCAAAGCGTATTCACCGTTTGATGAACCAATTTTCTTAGCAACAAAGTTGTTAGAACCTGGGTCCATATTACAGTTAGTAAATTTTTCAATAACAACAGGATTTGCATCCGTATCAAAGAAGTTTCTTACTAACACATCAAAAGTCATATTGTTGAATGATAAGTTAGCAATAGAAACCTTAACCTCAACGTTCGCAGCATCTCCGTCAGAGATTGAAATGAATTTGAATAATTTGTAAACCTTATTACCTCTTAACTCAGATACTAAGAAAGGAGTTTCAGGTGATTGGTATTTTTCAACTTTGTAAGCGATTGATTGTGAGTTTTCACTTCTAGCATCTTCTAACGCAATTAACTCAGGATTGATACCTTTGATATATCCTTGGTTGTAAGCGTAAGCTAATGAACTTGGATAAATCTCTTCGACAAACAAAGGAACTTCGTTTCTTGTTTTTCCAAAGTTATCAACTCCTAATACTTTAGTTATGTATTTAGGTGATGCAGCAGACAATGATGTTTCAAATGAAAAGTTATCACCGTCTTTAGTAATACCTGATAATAAGAATCCTTCAAATGGTGAATCAGTTATACCTGAGTATTCTCCCGACGCAACTAATGTTACATCAGTAAGTCCACTAACTTCATAAACAGGTCCATGTTGACCAAGGTCTGCATTATTTGAATACAACGAAATACCTCTTGAACGTAAAGTTGCAATAACCATGTTATTGTACTCAGTGTAAGCTGTTCCTGTAAAACTAAATACTTCACCTGTAATTTGACCTGTAAAAGTACCATTATTATTATTAGTTAATGATGACACATTATAGTAGAATGAATATCCTGTATAATTGTTATTAACATTTGCGTCATTACTAAATGTTGCGTAGTACCAAGGGTCGTTAGCATCTGAACTTAAATCGTTAGTATCTAAATTATTAGATTCAGAACCAAAAACATTAAGTTGGTTTGAATATTGACTAACTAAATTCCAATAATCAGGTGATGGTATTGAGCCATAAAACGCGACTGTTGTTGCAGATAAAGATGGGGTGTCAATAATATTACTTAAATTACTATTGAAATCATCGTTATAGGTTGATGTACTACCATCAGATAATCTGTATTGGTTGTATAAATTAACTTGAATATCGTTAGGTAATGCTCCACCAACAAACTCAATAGTAGTACCTGATGTAGCACCTGTGAATGTTGTGTTGAATACCGTACCTCCCGTTGGGGCAATGATACCAATAGTTAATGGGTCAACGTTGGCAGTAACTCTAATACTCCAAGACGGACCCGCGTCATATCCTGACAAACCTAATACTCTTGTAACAAACAATTGGTTAGATTGTTGTAAGTATGACTTGGCAATGTATGCCGCCTCATATTTTGGAATTTGTGTGTTTACAAATTTTACTGGTTCTGTTCCACCAAAATACGCTTGGAACTCGTCGTAGTTAGTTATAAAAACAGGTTCGAATGCGGGTCCTTTAATTGTTTCCCCGACCAACCCTAAGGTTGTAACACCGACACTCTGTGCTACGAACGAAAGGTCCGTTTCAGATGTATATACTCCAGGTGATACAAAAACTTTTTGATTTGCTTGTGCTGTTGCCATTATTTAATTAATTCTATTGCAGATTTATTTTATTGATAAATATTCGTTACTAATACAAAAAACTTGACTTTTGAATATGTATTTGTAAACGGTATGAATAAATTCTACCTTTTTTCTACCTATGAAAGCAACTAAAGAAATTAAGAACATCAAAATTGACCCTGAAGTACACGAGATATTAAAAAAGTACTGTGAGAAACGTGGAATGAAGATTTACAAATTTTTAGAAAATTTGATAATAGAGAGGTGTAAAGAAAAGAAAGATATCTATGGAGAGAATTAAACTAAGATGTTATCAAACTTGATGTACGACTCTTGAGTATTGTCAGTTTTAATAACTTCGATTCTTAATTCATCATTTGTGGTAATTTGAATTTTTTGTACATCAGTACCATAATAGTCACCGTTGATGTAGACATCGTATGATTCAACATTATCTGAACTAAGCCAAGTTAAGTTTGCGGTATACGCCACCACATCATTTAAAACATTGTTACCAACAACGTATAAAAAATTAGAAAGAAATTCGTCAGGATTTTCAGGGGATTTGTTTCTTCTCTTTTTAAATGTAGAAGTATCAAGTTCCATAACCTGAGCAACTCGAGCAATTGCAGGTTTAACTTCAAACTCTTCTTCGTCAATTAAATAACCTAACATTGTAAAGTCATAACTTTGAACATAATACTTTCTTGACTCCAAACTCATTTGAGATTCATCAGAAACATTGTTCATAATAATTGGAACATACTGACCTTTAATAAACGTATATGCTTGTCTTGATGAGAATTTCTGCATAATCACTTTATTCAGTTGGTTAAGTTCTCTCATTCTATTACAAATAATTTTAACACTGTAATTAATGTCCACAGGAACAGGTTGAGGTATTGTATAGATATCCATACCTTGCTCATTACCATTCCATGTTGGAACCGAGGCATAATAAAATTGTTTTCTATTTGGGATTGTATATTGTAATGAAGGGTTAGTTCCAAATTTTACTTCAGGATTTCTAACCACAGTAATGAATGGTGGAGAAGGGTTATAATCTAAATCAACAAATAACGCAGTTTCCACGTACTGAGTCCAATTTTGAGTTGTAATAATAATATCAACCATAGGTACAACTTTACCTGCGGTTATAACTTCTAAGTCTCCCTTAACAAAATCTAACATCCCCCTATCCAAATCGGCATGTAATACCGACTTAGGTAAGTAAGTTCCGTCTTCATTAATATATTCCAACAGCTGTTCCCTACGAGCAGACAACGTCTTCTTAGGGACTAATGGTAATGTTGGTTTAACTACGTTTCTTGGTAATGGCATTATTCTTTAACTACAAATAGTTTATTTTGTGAATTTATCATATCAACCTCTTTGGCATTATATACAGGTTCTTCACTATCTTTATATATAAACGAATTATGTTTATACGGATTATAAGTTACAATCTTATCAGATGATGGAGATGGAATATCATCACAAGGGTATTCGCAATAGTCTAATAATCTTCCAATAACAAACGCGTGTACGTTCTTACTCTTTTGTTGTCGAACCCTTTCGTTTCCACCTTGTCTAACCCTAAACTCAACATCCCCTAATTTAACATAGTCAGCGTGTAATATTACTTTACTATCATATGTAACCGAGAAAGTGTGTTTATGTAAATTATAGTACACCATAACTTTCTTACCAATAAAGATAGAATCAAACTGAGACCCTGTTATGATTACTTTCATTATATTCCTCTAAATTCGTTTTCACTTACGTATGTTGCAATAATACTTCTATAGAAAGGTTTGTATCCACCAT